AGTAGTGTGCTACCAATATCAAAATTTCTTTGAATAAAATCTAATGATCCTTAAGATTTATAATGACTAGAGTTTTCTTAATTCTACATTAGCTGTTATTTTTGGTTTTTTTATATATATATTTTTGTTTATTTGTTTATCATTGTTTAAAATTTATTTAATAATTTATTTATATATAGAATATTATACAATATGTAAACATGCATTATTTATTATTATATCTAATTTCTTAATATTAATTTGTAATTTGTATTTATTTGATAAATTATACTTGGTATTGTGACTACTAGATATTTAAATTATTTTAGTTTCGACTCTAAAAGATATTCTATATTCATTTTTCTTCAAAATTGATATTACTATATTTGCAATTGGTAATATGACATATTTTATTAAAATCAACAATATAATAATTGTTATTACTATTATAACTATTTTCCCAGCATTAGTAAACCAATTAAATAGTCCATCAAATAATCCTGTAAAACCTTCGGCATATACCTTACACAGCCATGTTCCGCATCTATTATCTGTCTCTCTAATATATGCAGTTTGATCACTATTATTGATTTCTATATTTGTACTTCCGGTTGTTTTTGAAAATTTTAAATTAATATTCTTTTTACATATTTTACCAGATAATTGATTTGTTACATCTTTACATTCTAATTTTATATTATAGCTTTTAGATCCTGATTCTATTTTGATTTGATCATAATGTATCACACAATTGGTTATTTGTATGGGGCACGTTATAATATTTTCAGATTCAATAGTTAAAGAACAAGTAATACCCTCTATACAATTAATGCAACCAACACATTCACCATTAACCTCAAATGCAGCATTTTCAATTATTAGTTTATATTTGATGTCGCCCATCTTGAATTTTGCTTTAATATTACCAATTTTCAGTCTAGAGTCAACAACTTCCATTAGATTCCCCTGCTCTTTAAAGATATAATTAGTTTCTTCTAAAAATCTGCAGGAGTCAAAGTGATTATCATAACATTTTCTAATTATGACTTCCTTCCTTGAAGCAGCATGGCACAGATAATCAAATTTTGGAATACCTGAACCAATCAAAGATGTATTAATTTTTTGGACGCTACCACATTGCTTATCAAGAGAGCCCAGATCATTTATTTGCCCTTTATATAACTTATGATTCTGTAATGCCAATATATTAGGCATTAAATTTGTCTGAATAGTTGACAATTGTGCCTGGAATGAATCTGTTATCACTGCCTCAGAAGTCTCCAAGACAATGCATTCGGCAAAATCTGATGCTGTTATACACAGTTCAATTTTAGGGCTTTCTAGATTAATTTTCTTATATACCTCAATTTCAGGTTTAATGATATCTTGACAAGATCCATACAGGCATCCTTCATTTATAGCCAGGCAGCCAAATTCTTCACACCCCCATTGACTGGTCCTCTCTCTTGCAAATGTCAACCAATTTGCATTTTTAGTAATATTAACTGGGCATGAACCTGTACATATTTCATCATGTTTTGAATTTATACCTATCGTAGGTCCAGTTTCATATATTTCTTTAAAATTAGCAAGCAAGTCTGCCCTATTAATGTGTACTATAATGTCGAATAAATAAATGTTATCTTTTGTAGATATTTTAAACCCTATACTATTCCCTGCTATAGCTGGGATTTCGAATTCTATATATGCTTCTTCTACACCCTCTTCTGTTTCTGTTCCTTGGATTGTAATATATTTATATATAGGTTTCACATGTGGTAAGTTTTTTACAGGTTTGAAGTTGTGGATTTCTAAATTGTTTTTAATATCTTCAAGCAATGATTTTTTATAAGTCTCAAATGTATCATGGTTTATAGTAGGTGGTTCTTTTATTGAGGATTTGTCATTATCCCAACTTGGGTCTTTAATACTTAATGGGTGTATCGGGTATAGACTCAACTTGCAATCTTTAGAAAAGCAAAACAATCCTATATCAACTCCTTGCGCATGATTCAATTCTTTGCTAGCTTGGTAAATTAGGTTATTTTTTGCTTTAATAAGTTTTACAGCTGCATTATTTACTTTCCCTGACCCATATGAATCAATTCTGCACAGATTGGTACTTTTATAGTAAGGGCTTTCTATATTCTCAGTGTATATAGTTGAAAAACATTTTAAAGTCTTGACTAGTTCTATGGATTCATTTGGCAAAATTGGGAATTGACTACCACAATATCTATCGTTAACGCAGTATTTACCATTAATTTTGAAATAATTAAAACCATCTGATTCATAAATGTACTTTTTTGAATCTGCTTCGCATAATATAAATCGACCAATAATATTAGTGCCTGATTGTAATTTACATTGTATGAATTTAATGTCTACTGGACAATTGTTACGTTCAATACCTAATATTAGATCAGTTACAATTGTATTCTCAGCCATAGTTACAACTTTATAATATTTAGCTATATCTAATTGTGAATAATTAGAGATTCTACCATTAACTATATATTTCAACATTTTAAGAAATAAAGTCAATAATTTATTTGTAGTAAATTTCTTTATAACTTCTTCTAGAATTTTAACTACTTCTGTCTTTTTATTGTTTCTAATATGATCATTGAACATCATACTCACGGTTCCCGGAAATATTTTAAACAATAAACCTGTGTAAATATTGAGGTCTTCTGAAGATTCCATATTAGTTGTATAAAAGTCCTGAACTTTTTTTAATGATGCCTCTGTGTCATCACAGTGTGCCCAATTAGACTGTAAACAACTACAGAAATTTTTGGCATCCTGATTTTTTGTGCTACAATATTTTGGTAAATAATGGCTTATTGAATTACGCCACTCTAGTTGTGACAGGTCTGAATTTGATTTTAAAGATGTATAATATTTACAATTCAAAGTATTATATGCATAATCGGCAATATAAGCTTCATGTATACTTTTTACATTTTTTATCTCATCTAGATAGTTTTTATATATTGATTTTATCCATGTTGATTCAAGTGAATGAATTTTCTTATCTGTTATCATTTTTTGTATGACTTTCTCAATATCAGTTTGACATTCTAGTTCTACCACAGCTGGTAGGCAATTTAATGTTTTATCTGTAACACCTGTACAAGATTCTGCTACTGATGCTCCAATTAGAGAAGATATAATAACAGTTATAAATAATAATGAGAGTGTGAATTTAAATAATTTATAATTATACTTATAAACACAACCTTCAGATGATTTGTGGAAATCATAAATATATTTATCTTCTGAAAATCCACAAACACATTCGCAGCTACAATGATCTTTTAATTTGGGATGTTTTATGTGGTATAGATCACAGGTTTGACACTGGTAAATCCATCTTTTAATAATTGTATTTCTATAAATATACGACAAGATGATAATAATTAAATTTGTTATTAATGTTATAATTGGTGTTAAGCATACAATTATTAGTATTTTAGGGATATTTTCACTATTTGCTTTATATAATTTATATTGATTCAATATATCTATAGTTTCATTGCTCTGTTGGACAATAGAAAGTGCATTTATAGGCGTGACAAATGATAACAATAGTATTGATAATATTATCGAAAGTAGGCTTGCTGAGCCTTTAGATTTGCATAATACCCTAGCTGCTCTCATAGATTTATATCCAGGACACAAGCCAGACTCACGATGTAATCGTATGCGGTCAGAAGTCTCAAACTTAGCTCCACAAACGCAGTGTGTTTTACAATTTGTAAAAGGATGATATGCCAATCCACAGGATAAACACTTTGATCTCCGTCTATTGTAAATGAATCCGTACAGATATGCTATCGGGATAAATATTGGTAGTAATAGATAACATAAGTATGTTTTCATCATTAAACTTAATATAGAAAACGTTATCAAAATAACAGTCAACAATATTATCAATTCAATATTTTCACAGAAGGAGACAATAATGAATTGAGGCAATAATGCACTATCTAAATATCTTATACAAGACATATGTCGTTTGAAGCAAGCATGGAATTGCATTGCCTTTAAACCACATGTTACATGTAAATGTTCGCAAGTGCTATGTAGTGGAATATGAGTCTTGGTCTTAAACCAGCCTGATATTCTAGTGGTGCCAGTCACTTCATATTTATTTAGTGTTTCTGTCGATAACAGTATTTCTGCTTTATCTTTATCTAAGCCAATTGAACAATCGCTAGAACAAGAATATGAAATAATAGAGACCATCAGCTCCGAATCCAGCTCTACAAGATTAATGTTGCCAGATGAAGATCTCCTTGGCTTACAGTCTCTCCAATCTCGCACTATCATTTTTCTTAATGCAATATTTTCATGGAAGACCCCAGAATCATTTTTTATTGCTTTTGAAATTGTTTTAATCATGCTAATATCATCTTTAATACAAATTTCTGATAATCCATGCTTTGAAGTATACTTTCTTATCTCAGTGCCTTGATCAAAACACTTGCTGTATATAGGAACAGCAATATTATCATGAGGCATAAGCATGCAAAAAATTGTAATGAACAGTAAATAGAACATTTTGATATTGGTAGTACACTACT